AATGTGCAGCAGTTCTACGTGGCAACCACACCGGAGGGCTTCGGATGGGCCTGGGAGACATTCGAGAAAAACACCGCACCCGATAGGCATCTGATCCGGGCGCGCACCCAGGACAACCCACATCTGCCAGAAGGTTTCATCGATTCACTGATGGCAAACTATCCCGAGCAGTTGATCCGGGCATATCTTGATGGCCAATTCGTAAATCTCAACACAGGGCAGGTCTATGACCGGTTTAATCGGGCCAAGCATGTCACCCAGACGCCGTATGACAGCGCAGCTGTAGAGCCTCTGCGCGTGGGCATCGACTTCAACGTGGGCAACATGTCAGCTGTGATCGCCGTGCGCCGTGGCAATGAACTTCTGGTCGTAGATGAAGTCAGCGGTGCACATGACACCGACGCAATTGCCAAGGAGATCAGGGCCAGATATCCTGCACATCCGGTCTACATGTACCCAGATGCTTCGGGTGGAAATCGCAGCACCAATGCCACGCAAACGGACATTGCGATCCTGGAGTCTTACGGGTTTAAGAATCAATCCCCACGAAGCAATCCCCCCATACGCGATCGGGTGGCTGCTGTTCAGGCTCTTTTGGAGAATGGGCGTGGAGAAACAAGGATCCAAATTCTCGATAAGTGTGTTCGGTTGATCGAATCTTTGGAGCTGCAGAGCTACACAGACAAGGGCGAGCCCGATAAGGATGCAGGATTTGACCACATGAATGACGCACTGGGATACTTGATTTGGCGCGAGTTCAATCCACTTCATGCAGGTGCCGGACGCGGCACCGGGATCAGATTGTACTGATTTCACGTAGAATCGCGGAAAGTCCAGCAGCGACGGATGACTTACACCGGATATAGGTTCTACGACCGTGCCGTGTTCAGCCGCGTTGCAGACGTCGGTGACACCAACTCAACGTGGGCCGCTCAGGAGCCGCATTGGGTGCTGATCGAGGATCTGATGCAAGGCACCTACGGCATGCGTAGGAAGCATCGCAGATATCTCCCGCAGGAGCCCAGGGAACTTGATGAAAGCTACGACAACCGCCTGGCACGCAGTGTGTGCCCGCCGTATTATCAACGGCTCGAGCGGATGCTTGCAGGCATGCTCACCCGCAAGCCGGTGCGGCTCGAGAACGTCGATGACGTCGTGCGTGAGCACCTATTTGATGTGGACCTTCAAGGCCATGATTTGAACGTTTGGACATATGAAACCGCACGCAAACTGGTCAGATATGGCCATGTCGGCGTGCTTGTGGATGCGCCGCAGGGTGGTGAAGGCCGGCCCTATTGGGTGACATACACGCCGCGAGACATTCTCGGATGGCGTACTGAACAGTCAGGTAACACCAACCGTTTGATCCAACTGCGCCTGCGCGAATCTGTGATCGTGCCAGATGGCGAATGGGGCGAAAAATTGGTTGATCAGGTGCGCGTGCTGCGCCCAGGTGAGTATGAACTGTGGCAACGCAACGAAAAATCTGAGTGGACGCGCACAGAACAAGGCGGCACCAGCTTGCCAGAGATTCCATTTTCTGTGGCATACTCAAACCGAGTGGGCTTCATGAATTCGAGGCCTCCGCTCGAAGATATTGCAGAACTCAATCTGAAGATGTACCAGATCCAAAGCGATTTGGACAATCAGCTGCACATCTCAGCGGTGCCGATGTTGGCATTCTTCGGATTCCCATCTGCAGCCGAAGAAGTGTCTGCAGGGCCTGGCGAGGCGATCGCATTTCCAGCTGAAGGCCGCGCTGAGTACATCGAGCCGGGTGGGTCAAGTTTCGATTCACAATTCCGCCGCATGGACCAACTCGAAAAACAGATCAACGAGCTTGGTTTGTCTGCAGTGCTGGGGCAAAAGCTGACGGCAGAAACAGCTGAAGCGAAGATGATCGACCGCAGTCAGGGCGACAGCACCATGATGGTGATTGCCCAACAGGTGCAAGACATGATCGATAATTGTCTACAATTCCACGCCGATTATCTCAATCTGGCTCAAGCTGGCAGTTGCCTGGTGAATCGCGATTTTGTCGGCACCAAGCTGGACCCCGCAGAGCAGCTAGCCCTGCTGCAGCTATACACCGCAGGCACAATCACTCAAAAAACGCTGCTCGATCAACTTGCACAAGGCGAGGTGTTGGGTGACGATTTTGATACAGACGAAGAGATCATGGCTACGCAAGCGGGTGGTCTGATCGAGATGGAGGGGCCGGCTGTAGAACCTCCGAGTATTGAAGAGGATCTGCCACCGCTCGTGGAATGATGACTGACCACATTGTGGACATTTCGGATCCACTGGAGCCGCGGCCACCGCGCCGTCAGACGCTCGGTTATAGTCGCAAACCTCTGCCGCAGGATGTGTTTGCCGTTGTGCGGCTCAGCTGGTATAAAGACGGCAAGCCGCATGAGATCGATGAATTCCAGATAGTTGAGCGCAGCAGCAACAGTTTTGACGCATTTATGGCCGCTGTGACACAAGCAATCCAATGTGGCGCCGATGTGTCAGTTTTGTGTGATGAGGATCCTGCGATGTTCGGGCTGGATTGATGGCCACACCATCTGCGCTGTATCGCAATGCCATCGACTTGAATCGCTACAGCAACAGCGTGGCAAAACAGATTGTTATTGCCTATAACGACATCATCATCAATGCTGTAAATCAACTGCGCATCATTGATGAGTTGTCTGCACCCGTAAAAGCTGCACGTTTACGAGGCATTTTGCAGCAACTCAAGGATAGCCTGTCCACTTGGGCTGGCGACAGCGCAGCACTTGCCACCACAGAACTCCAAGGATTGGCAGAGCTGCAGTCGGATTTTGTGACGCAGCAATTGCGCAAAGTGCTGCCCAGCGACGCACGCAGCATGGTCAATACGGTCGAGATCAGCCCGCAATTCGCAGAATCTGTGGTGATGACAGATCCAACGCAGATCAATGTGGTGACGCTTAGCGATGATTTGACCGCTGCAGTGCAGGGCGCGCCGCAGACATTTTCGCTGACAGCTGCACAGGGTTCAACCATCACCCTTCCCAATGGAAAAACCGTAGACAAGGCATTTAGGGGCTTAGCGGTAGATCAGGCCGAAAGATTCAGCCAGACCATTCGCACGGGCTTATTGGCGGGCGAGACGACTCCCGACATAGCCAAAAAACTTATTGGCACTTTGCAATTCGGAGAAGAAGCCAAATCCCTGAAACAGCTAATTGCAGCTGGAGGCCAAGCCACTGCTATTGCCGATAATCAAATTGTGGCGCTGGTCCGCACAAGTATCAACCAAGTAGCCAATGCAGCTAGCCAGCAAGTCTATGAGGCGAACCAAGATGTGACCAAGAAATACAGGTATGTAGCCACGCTCGATTCCCGGACATCGCCTATCTGCAGGTCGCTTGATGGCAAAGAGTATGCATATGGCAAAGGTCCAACTCCACCGCAGCATTTCAACTGCCGCAGCACGACAGTGGCCGTGATCAATTACAAAGCACTTGGATTCACCCCCCCGCCGCCAGGCAAACGGGCAAGTATGGACGGGCCGGTGCCTACTGACATGACTTACGGCAAGTGGCTCAGCGAACAGTCAACCGCCGTCAAAGCTGAAGTCCTCGGAAAGAGCAAAGTGGCATATTTCGACAAACTGACCAAAGAATATGGCGCAGACGGTGCGATGACCAAATTCGTCAATAATGACGGATCAGAATTAACTTTGAAGCAATTACGAGACCGTTATGGATCACCCTGATCTCAGGCATTTTGAAGGCGCTCGAGTGATCAGCGATCCAGTGGAAGTCCTACAGGGAAAACGCTGGGTGTCAGCAATCTATACAACCGCCGGGTGGGAATCTCTCGACGGATCTAAGCTGGAAGCAGTGACAAGGTGGCGTCATGGCCAAAAAGCAGACCAAGGCGCAGAAAAAGATCGGCAAAGTGTTGGCGGAATTCAAAGCCGGCCAACTTCACAGCGGCAAAACCGGCCCAGGCAAAGGACCAGCCGTCAAAAGCCGTAAGCAGGCGATTGCCATTGCGCTGAGTGAAGCGGGCAAAGCTCGCAAGCGGGGCAAGAAGTGATGGCACCACACCATACAAATAGATCGTGAGTCGTCATGGCAGAAGCGCGTGAATTCGTTAGGGATGACTCGGGCAAATTCTCGGAAACGCCTGGCGGTGGGTCGCAGGGCAAAAAGAAAAAATTATCTAAAGCCGAGCGTGCGAGTGTTGCCGCGGCCAAGGCTCGGGTAAAAGCCGTCAAACAACGCATTCTGGCCGAAGCCAAGGCCCGCCGTGAATCGGAAAGAATGGCACGCAAAAAGGTCAATGAGAACAATCGGCGGATCAGAGATGAAATCAAAGCTGAAAAAAGACAACAAAAAGAGCGCAACGATGCATTGAAAAAGCAGGAAAAAGAGCGCAAAGCACAGCAGAAAAAGCTCGAAGCCGATAAAAAAGCCCGTGCCAAATACCTCAAAGCCAAAAGCAAGGCTGCGGCATTTCCGCAAGCACCTGCCAGATAACGAGTGATCAGTTAGGATGCGTCTGAAATAGCCCTACGGGTCATTCATGTCTGACGAAATCATTCAGGAGCCTACGGCAACTGATACTGAAGATCTCACCGCGCTGAAGCGTAGTGTCGAAGCGCTAGAGCGCAAAAATCACGAATTGATCGGCAAGATCAAAGATCTGAAATCCAAAGCACCACCTGTGCCGGATGGCGTCGATGTCAACGAGCTGCTCGAGTTCAAGCGCCGCAAAGAGCAAGAAGAGCTCGAGAGCCAAGGCAAGTACAACGAAGCTCGCCAGGCACTGGAGCAGCAATTCCGCGAAGTCACGTCCGAAAAAGACAAGCGCATTTCAGAGCTTGAATCCAGGGTGCGTGAGCTTGAGCTTGTAAGCCCTGCCGTGTCTGCGTTGGCGGATGTGGTGCATGACCCAGATTTGATTCTGAAAACCAAGCTCAGCGCCGACAAGATCGAGCGTGAGCAGGATGGCACAGTCGTGGTGGTGGATGGCTACCAGCGCATTCCAGTGCAGGAATGGGCAAAGACGCTGCCCGCGTGGATGCAGAAACAGCCCAAGCCCCAGGGCAGCGGGGCACCGACCAACCGAGGCTCAAGCGAAATGCCGACCGGTGTGAAAAACCCATTCATGCCCGAGCATTTCAATCTCACTGAGCAATCGCGACTGTTCCGGACCGACCGCGATCTATATGAGAGAATGAAAGCTGCAGCTAAATCGATGTAAGATGAAGCTGTAAGTGAGCAAGGCTACGCCGAGCCGCTGGGGCTACGCCCACAACCGTAAACCAATCTTGAGGATTTGTCGTGGCGACTCTTCGCTCTGACATCATCATCCCCGAGGTATTTACGCCGTATGTCATCGAGCAGACCACCCAGCGTGATGCCTTCCTGGCTTCCGGTGTGGTGCAGCCGATGGCTGAGCT